ATAGAAACAAGTCGGCATTGACCGACAGTAACCATCGTACTAGATGTTTGGACAAAACTGGTTCTACACGCACTCATAGGAGACTCTCCGTGTTCCATGATTGAGGGATGACCCTCTTAATGTTTCCTACTCAGACTTCGCTAATAGCGATTTCTTAGTAGTTTTAGCAGACTTCGACTTAACCTTTTTAGGAAGTAGTAGAGAACATAGGTCAGAAGACTTGTTTAATTCTTCTCCCATAACTCTACTTAGAATTCCCAAAGTCTTTTCATCGGTTGCTAATACATCTTTTCTATCTTCTTCGACAAAGGTAAACATCAGATTTGAGTCTTTTATTCTAAGCAAAGCCCAATCAGAAGGAACACTAATAGGACTTCTTCTACGAATAGTCCCATGTGGTGTCTCTAATCGAGTAATGCTAGCATCTTCGCTTAAGGTAACTTGAGGCAATTAAACACCTCAAAGGTTTCCGCAAACTTCTACGACAATAAAACCTAAATCACTAGTAGCAGCATTAACTCCAGTAGAGCGAACAACTGCACTTAGTTCCATTTCAGTAGCAGGACTAGCCATAGTAGTAGTTCCAAGAACCCCCACAACAGGAGTAAATTGGTGAAGAAGTGATTCTTGACCAATAACATTCATAGAAGTAATTGATTTTAAACCAAACTCAGCCGCTGTAAGTGCCTCAAAAGCATGAGAAATCGCAATTTCATCGTTTGAAGCGTCATCCGAAACTCCACCGCCTTCTGTTGCATCTACTGTAATTACAGTAGTAGTTGTAGCAGTAACCAATTTAATGTTTGGGCCACCGTTTCCAGCCGCCGCAGGGTTGTCAATTTGAATATGTCTTCCTACTGTTGGTTGAAAGATTGCAGTTCCACTTGCCCGAGTAATCGTGTTTGCCGAAGCAACAAGATTACAAGTAGTAGTAACTACTGCTTCTCGATAGGTGGTTATATTTACTTTAGCCCTAACTCTGTATTCATCTCCAACCACTTTAGGTTTAGTAAAACCTTTATGGTCGGCTATTAATGTAACTGTATGTGCCATATTAAAACACCTCACTTAAGGTTGGTAATCTTACCTTGACCCTTAAAGTATGAACAACCAACTTCTGCAATTGTACGATACAATGCTCTGTTTCCTAGTAGCCCAACACCGAATGGGTTTCCATTAGCGATACCGTCTTCAAAGTATTGTGTAGGTTTCATAACTGCAAGCCATAGATGGTCTGTATCAAGGAATAGCATATCACTGATAGTTCCTGTATCAACAGAAGTGCTTTGCATTGAGATAGCAGGGATAATTGGGATATCGTAGTATGTTGCTACTCTAAATCCAACTTCTGCACCCTTTACTCCACGAACTCCGTTTACAGTTGGCACTACTTCCTTTCTATCCATAAATCGCTCTTGACTTTGCAAGAGGTCAGATAGAGTTTGAAGCGTATCATATCCTGTTAGAATAACCTTTGGTGAACCACCGTTTTCACGGAGTTTTCGCAATAGCCCGTTAAGGATTGTTAGTGTAAATGGTCGAGAATCTCCACTTGCATATCCATCACCGAAATCAAGTGTGCAATCTAGGAAAGAAGCATTATCACGGTTTGAGCCGTAAATATGGTAAGCATCTGTAATATCACCAGTAATTGAACCAACAGGGAAGTTATCGCTGTCCATTTTGTCTAGTTCTTCATTTGAAGAAATAACCTTGTATAGAGAGGTGTAGTTTCTTGCTATTCCAGCAGAAGCATTTGACTTATCTGTATCTAGATATGCTTCCAAAGGAGTGACTAGCATTAGATTCTGTGATTCTGCATGGTGCTTACCCATATCTTCACGCATTTGCGCTCTAATATCGCCAATACCATCATCAATTTGAGCCATTTCCATTGCAAGTTCACTGAAATCGAATTGGTGAGCAACTGTTTTAGGACTCATAAAGAGAGTAGAGTATTCGGGTGCAATAGCAATTAGACCATCTCCACTTGAAGAAAGAGATGCGTTCTCAGGAACACCACCAATCATATCTAGTCTAGGAGCATCTGTACCAACCAAATCTGTTCCAGTACGAGTAAATGCATGGGAATTACCGCTTCCACCAGCAGGTCTCTTTGATAGAACTCTCCATCCACTAGAAGTGTATGGTCTCTTTGATAGAGTAGAAAGAGCATTTACTTCACGGTTTAGCATAGACCAAACCTTTTGTCCGTAAAGGACATTGTACAGATTACCTGCAATTCCTGTTAAAGGAGAAGTTTGTGTTCCTGCATCATGTCCTCCATGAATACCAGTAACTGCTCCAGCAGTCTTTAGAAGCATATTATTTGCTCCGCCAACTGATAGTCCGTATGTTTGTGCTTCCAAATCTGCAATTGTGTTTATATATCCTGTCATCTTAAAGACCTCCTGCCATCTTGTGAATATCCGACCATTCCATTTCGGCCAAATCTTCCATTGAAGGGAGTGGGATAGAAGCCTCTGTTTGAGCCTTTAGGATTGTTTCCTTTTCAGCAGTCAAAGACTTTCTTAGTTGTGTAAATTCGCTCTTAAGAGAAGCAATCTCAGAAGCCGCATCATATTGAGACTTAGCGAGAACACCCTCACGGTTGTTCTTTTCAGCAGCGAATCTATCTACAAAGGACTTTTGCAAGTTATCGTAAGCCAACTTTTCAAGTTGTTCTTGACGGAATGCTTCGTAAGCCTTCTCAATGTTTCCAACAGACAAATCTAGAGTTTCTAGTTCGTTGTTCCCGAACGCCTTTACAACTGGCATATCAGATGCTTTAGGCTTTCCATTGTCAATAACGATTCTATCAGCAGGTTCTCCGATTTCAACACCTGCCCCATCAAGAGTAGAAACTACTGCTTTTTCAGTTTCTTCTAGTTCTTTGTAAGACATTGCTTCTTCTTCTTCCATCTTCTCTTCTTCCATCATCTTTTCTTCTTCGGGCATAGCCATACGCTCCATTTCTTCTTCGTCTTCTTTTCTCAACGTATTGACTTCTGACATCAATGCGTCTAATTCTTCTAATGCTTTTTCTAGTTTGGTCATATCTTTAACTTCCTTTTTTGTTTTTGTTTTTTTATCTTGTTTTAAAATATCAAATCGTGCTTCTGGGTTTATTCCTTTTTCACAGATTGTTACTTCATGTAGTTCTAATTTACTTATTTCATTGTATTGCCCTAATTCTGGATGACTTTTCTTTACTTTTTGTAATGCTTGTCCTCCAATACTAAAACTTCTCAATGAACCTTTTCTAACGCCTCTATTAATTTCTTTGGCCTTTTCTATATCGTCTCTTAATTTTATTACTACAAAAAATCCTACATCATCCACTTCGGTTTTCCATATCTTTCCATTTTTATCTCTATATGATTTTACTACTTCCCCGACTTGAACATTTGAATGATTTGTCATTACGTTTCTAAACTTCGGGTTCTCCATGTATTTGTTTACTGCTTCTTGTAGTGCTTTGAGTGTGATTAAATCATTTTGTTTGTCTACGATTTCTATTGAAGCATATCCACCTATCATTAACTCATCATTTGACTTTATTATTTTAAAGTCATTAGTGTCACGCTTCATGAGAAGTGTCATTTGCCTCATCCCTTCTTATGATAATAGACTATTTAAAGAACACTATTCTTCTCTTGGGATTCTTAGGTCATTATTCTTATCTTCGTAGATATTCCAAATGCCATCATCAGTATCTTTTTCTACTGGTTTCTGCTCAAAACCAGTCCACGCAAGCCACATTTTATTTCCTTTAACAGGTATAACTCTAATGTGAAGTTTAGTTTCAAACTTATTTCCCTTCAAAAAGTATTCATGATAGCCGTGTCTTTGAACACCCAGTTCTACTGAACCCGAATCAATGACCTTTTCTCTATCAAATGTCTTAGCAACTTCCGCAGGATATTTACCCGCTTTACCAAACATATCAAAGAGTTCTTCTTCGTCTTGTAAGTCTACTAGCCAATTTATTGAATCATCACCGAGTTTCATAACTATGTTGATGTTACTGTCCTTTCTAATATATATTTTAAATTCTCCATTTCTATACTCATCAGGAGTTTTGTATTTCTTTATTTCCTCACTAGCCATAATTTTAGAAGGATTCGCAAATAGTTTTTTATTTTCAAACTCTATACCATCTCTTTTCTCAGCCCATTCCTGTAGTTCAGAATATTGGCTATCTAGGATATCTTCATACAATGAACCTTGCTTTCCCACTAAATAGTTATGTACTTCTTTAATCGTTTTAGCACCCATTCTCTTTAAGAAATCAAATATAGCAACAGTAAGTTTACCTCTTTTAGTTTTCATTATCTCTTCTGCTTGTGCTTTCCACATATCAATGTCTTTAAGTGCGTTCTTAGACATTAGGTTATCTTCTTCAAAACCATAGATAGTAAAGCCATCCATATTAGATTTGATAATAACAGTAGCCTCTCCGTGAATATGGTCGGTTACTCTCACTCCTTTCTTTAGTGCTTCTATAGAGTAGTTTAATGATTTCTTTGTTCCTTGCGATAGTAACTCTAGTGTTACTTCCTTATCGGGTTCTTCTACTTCGGGAACTTCAATAACCTTAGCAGAAAACAAAGTGTATCTTTCACCTGTTTTCTTAACTTCATCTACTTGTACTCTAACAATACTCCCAATA